TAGTCATTTCTAGAATCTTATCTAGATCTGCCTCATCAAGTTTACTATAGTACCTATCATAAATAGTTGAAGGATCCATGTGCATCTTACGTCTAAACCAACCTGACTGGTCTATAAACTCTATATCTTGCCCACGGTCGTAATCAGCATACAACGGATTTACTCTCTCCAAAGTAGGTTCACCATTAAGTATCCCCACGTAATACATTTCCTCCCCAGCTATTAAAGCATCTTTCCAACCTTTAATAAACTCATTTGTAATGTTTAATTTCTCTTTTAAATAGTTTAAAGCATTATATGCAGTATCTTCTGCTATATTCTTATAACTATATTTCATATACTTCTGAAGTTCTGTCAGGTATTCTTCATCTTGTTTAGTGTTATCATTCAGACTATTAATCAGATATTGTAGTATCATCTGTTTATATTCTGTCTGCATTTCACTTACAGCTTCTTCGTTAGTTTGTAGAACTTTGAATGTAAATGCACGTTTACTTTCTTCGCCAAGTAACAGATCAATCTTAGGCCTAACTACGTTATGATTCTGCATTTTTGATGGGAAACTATCACCGACATTGTAAGGATCAGTTACATGTTTGAAGTCCTTCTCATCAAAGTTACTGTTATATAACTCATATGCAATCTTCATTCGTTCCTTTCGACTTTGACCATCTGAGAAAACCCCATCAGAATTCTTGGCTATAATGGCATCCACACATAGGCGTTGCCACTTTTCTGTCTTATCTGACAAAGATATTTTCTGAACAGGAAAAGTGTTACTTATAGTACTCATTTATATTTTTATTATATCCAACCAATTGTACTTAATTTCTTAAACAGTGGCTCTGAAAATAACCACCTAGACTTATCGTAGTCCTTTTTTTCTTTCACGTGCACCTGATGTAATTCTTCTTTATAAATCATAATCATCATAAATGCCATTACACGGTCAAAGTTACCGTCCTCATTATAGGATATTAATTCCTCCAATAATGGTTCTGAAAATATTTTTGTTAAATTCTTGTACGCGGGTGCGTATTCCTCATTTAACCAATCTCTGATTAATCTTTCCCCCCAAAGTTTAATCTCTTTATTCATATGAATCCCCTTCTTTCGGTTGACCTTTGTTTTATTTTGCAGTACATCATTTATAATGTCCGGCTGGTCAGCCAAAAGAAAGTCCTCGTGTTGTTGTGTAAAGTATACATATAGACCCTTCTTTTCATTTTCGTACAATAACTTTGCGTTATAGTATTTAATTAGACGACGTACGTTCTCATAAAATTCTTCCGTTGTGTCTGGTCTGCCAGTGTACTCTGCTACAGGTAAATCGTAGTAGGATTCAAAGTTTTGAAATCTCTTGTATATTATTACTGAACCTAAAGAAGTAGTTGTAGAATGATCATGATCATAAGGGTCACAACCTGCAATATATAAACCATAGGGAGGATCATCACTAGGATGTTCCCATATAACAATTGCCCCTACTTTACTATCTCCTGCTTCTAATCTATATTTGTTTAGATCTTTAAGTTTAGAGTCTATCTCCCATTTAAGTTTGCCATTACCGTCATAACCTAATGTACCAACTTGTTTATAGTCTGATAATTTCTTTGAATTACGAAGATTAGCCAAATGACGTATGAGGTCAGCTTTAGGAAATATATTACCTTTTATATTAAGGGTAGCTTCAGCTGGAGTAAAGGGATGCTCGCATATATACCTGTCTATTGCACTCCTATCACTAGCATTATCTGAAACTTTCTTTCTCTGTTCAGTAGCAAATTTTTTTGATAAAAACACATTTGAATTGCCGTCTTTATCCATGAATGGTGTACCATGCAGAGATTCATCTTCTCCATAGTATTCACCATATAAGTTGTAGTATTCAGGAACAAAGAAACCACCTAAAGTGCCATACCTTTCTTCATCCCAAGTGTTTTCTATAGATAGGGCGTTATAACCAATTGGTTCATAAAACAAGTCCTTTAACCCAGCATAGTCGGCATCTTCAGAACCACCAGTACCATAAGCTATCATCAAACCTACAGCAACCCCAGTGTTTTCTACAGATGGTCTAGCAACCTGCCATGCCGTTTTTAAGTTAGGGAACTTACCACCTTCCTCCCATAGTATAAGTTTAGCCTTTTTACCTCTAGCTTTTTGAGGATCGTTCTTTAAACTTACCCCAATTATCTCAGACTTATATCCAATCTCAGTCTGTACTCCATCTTTATTAATGACGATAGATGCACGCTTATGCATCTTTTGATCAATCTTTTGACACTTCTTGGACCATGGAGTTTTCTCATTTATCCAGTCCATCATGTCCCAGGCCTTGGTTAACAAACCATCCTTTGATAAGAATTCATTTTCACCAGCTATAGCATATGATTTTGAATCTGGTATAAGATAAAAGTTACGACATAACATAGAGGCACCTTTGTAACTATATCCAGCTTGTCTCCTTTTAATAACAACTAGATGTTTACCTACTCTCTCTGCTTCGTCAATGGCCTCAAAATAAGCCCTGTCGTAATCGAAGAATAAAGCAAACTCCCTTACTTGCTTAGCTCTTTTACTAATTATACCATTTGAACCTTTAGTTTCTGTCTCTATAGTTCTTAATATAGGAGTATAATTTAAGTAGAAATAATAATAACCTGATATATAATCCCCATCATCAGCATTATAACCAAATAAACAACGCCTATATTCCTCGTCCCAAAACTTACGATATTCTGTTGTACCTTTAGGTATATTAGTATAATGACCATTAGTTTGATATGCTACGGCAGCTGGTCTAAATTTATTAGAATTCTCTGTAACTTTTACTTCAACTCTATACGCCATTATAGTTCTGCTATTTGTGAATTACTACCTAATGCAGGTTGTAATGAAAGTAAAACATTACCTTCTGTAGATACTCTTGATTTAACTACTGGTTTTAATTCATATGTGAGTAAAGGAGATCCTAATAAAGTAGGGTAGTATTCTGTTATAGTTTCATAACCATTTTTACTTATCTCAATACTAAAATTATTAAAATACGTATTTACATTATTAGAAGGGTACTGATGGGCCACAACACAAATCTGTTCTATTACATCTACATTGGCAATACCTGTAATATCAGTTTGAAAGTTATACACATTAGATGCATTATCTGTAACTTTAATATTAACATTACTGATCACATCATTATTAGAATCTATAATTTTTACTGTAGATCTACGATAAAAGTCCCATTGGCAATTAGCTGCTGCCGCATAATCATATACGTTTTTATAATTATTAATATCATCTGTATCTACATTTAAACATTTAATACGATTAAAATAAGAATCACCTAAATAAGAATATTCAACTATATTGCACCCATATACATAAGGTCTCATCACCTTAACGTTTTCTAAAAAATATTTATCAGGTTGACCATCAAGTATACCAACAAACAAAGGAACATAAAATGTCATATTTCTAAGTTTCATAACTCCAGCAACTGTCTGTAACCATCCTCCTACACTAAAATATGTTTTATTCGCCAAAGTAGGTAAATTATCTGTAGGATCTATATAATCATACGTACCCTGATTCCAATTACCCATACAATATCCAACAGAGTTAGTACCGTAAATAGGAAAAGCTTGATTAGGATTCTGAAACGCTCCATTAAAGTATACTCCATCGGTAAGAGTTAAAAAATTATAAGTTTGATAACCACCATAAATTATAGTAATTACAGACTGTAAAAACGATATTTGATTATTAAAATTTGCTAAAAGTTCACCTTGTACAATTATTAAAGAAAGATAACTACCAGTAAAAGTATAAGTACTGGTCATTACTATTGTACCTGCTAGAGTAAGACTACGAGAATAACCATCTATATAGGCAGCGTTATAAGTAAATCCTGAAGCTTGAACCTCATTATATACATCTAATATAGTTATATTTTTGCTAACTACTACACTTATCAATCCATCCGTGTCTAAAAACTTATAAGTACCTCTAGACATACCGTTGCATTTAGGTATCAATAACGAATATAAAAATCCTACTGGAGGAGAGGATATTAATACATCTTGAGCGATATTATTGTTTGTCCACTCATTATCAGTATAGGCATATCTATGAGTATATACTCCATTACCATCCCATGGGGAATATTCAGACACCCAATATATCATACCAAAACTACTATTATAATTAGCAGTATCAGTATAGCAAGTACTTGTCTCAGTAATACTATAAGTAGCTGTAATTGTAAAATTATGATAATCTACATATGTTATATAATATACCCCACTATATGTACCAGACGGAATGTGTATTTCATCTCCAGTTTTAAGACAATGTCTAGTACATTGTACATTAACAAGTCCTCCTCCAGCATTAGTAAATCCCTGTATATCTCTATAATGTTTATGATTAATTCTTATAGATTTAGCTGTAGATGTAGTGGATATTGTATATAACTCTGATATAGGCCCATATACATTTTGATATGAGAAAAAATAACAAACTCCTCGCATAATACCAAACACATAATATGTAGTATTAGCCAATAAAGAACCTCCCTCTTCAACACTTAACGACAAAGTTGGTTTTACATAACCATATACTTGTATCCCAGCCATTAAAAAATATTATTAATAAGTCCATCCAATATCTGTTTATTACGATAATATGGATGAGCCACTTTAGCAAATACTATCAATTCTTCATCTGTTGGTTCCGACGCAAGATTAATAAATTCTTGTAATCT